GTCATGGGTGATACCTGAGCGCCAACAACCAAAAGTTCCTGCGGGTGTGCCATCATCAAAGGCGATATACCAACCCGTCTTGTCGCCCGCGGGTTTACCACCCTTTTGACCTGACCTAAAACGGTGAATCTTGCCATCTAAAATTATTGAGTCAGGTGCTGTTAACCCTGCGTTAACAATCGCCTCCCTGAGTTGGAGATCTGGTGCAGCTACAGGTGTTTGATCTAATGGGGGTGGAACAAACGCACCGCCAAAGATGTGAGAAAGGTTGGCCATACAACTCCCTAAAGTTGCCTCGGATAAAAAGGTGACACAGCAGAACAGCGAGGGGACTGTCTTTTCAAGAGCGACTCTAGCTGTGTCGTAAAGAGATTAAAGCGATTTTCTAGCAGAGTCCCACCCCATCAGGGTTGCGCCTTTGTGTTGCACAATTGACAATCGCGGCTCTGCATCACACAACTCACATTCAAAATCTATCACAATCCCGTCGCGCCGAGCCGAGGGATTGCCATGCATACTAGTGTCTGTCAGTGTATGCCCAAATTGGCTCACCACATGATTGCCCTCTTCGGCATCCTCAACGCGCCAAAAAATTGATACCTTTCTTTGATGCAAAAATGGATTATTGCAAGCAGGACAGTTTAAAGAATCACCCAACGTGAACTCAATATTTTTACTCATCTCACAACCTCCTTGGCTCGTTCAAAGTAACTGTTCAAAGCGGCCAACACGTTATAGGTCGGGTTGGCGTCTGCCTTGTTGCGGATGTCTCGAATGGTGTTGTAGCTCAGCCCAGTTTGGGATGCCACATAGGGAATACTTCGGTCTTGCAACTTCTTGCGGATTTCATCTAAAGTCAACATATTGCACCTCAATTAAATAATACAGTTGACAATATACTTTTATTTGTGAAATAATTCAATCAATCGCCCAACAGATTGTCTGATCGGCGAGATAACAACACAGGAGAGCCATCAATGGCTATCAATCTGAAGTCTACGTCCGACTTGTCGGCGAACGGCGTCAAAGCGCTAGTGTACGGGCAAGCGGGGGCGGGCAAGACAACCCTGTCTGCCTCAATGCCGCACCCAGTCATCCTGTCAGCAGAGGGTGGTTTGTTGAGCATTAAAGATGCAAACGTGCCTTACCTTGAGATCAGCACAATGGCTGATCTTTGGGAGGCGTATGAGTGGTTAACAGAGGGCGGTGGCACGGAGTATCAGTCCGTGGTGCTTGATTCAATCTCGGAGATTGCTGAGGTTTGCCTAAACTCTGAGAAAAAGAACAACAAAGATCCGAGGGCTGCTTATGGGGCCATGCAGGAACAGATGGCTGACATCATAAGAGCCTTTCGTGACCTGCCCGGTCGCCATGTTCTCATGACCGCCAAGGTTGAAAAGACACAGGATGAGATGGGGCGGGTGCTTTACAGCCCAAGCATGCCAGGGAACAAGACGGGTCAGTCGCTGCCATACTTTTTTGACTTGGTGCTTGCATTACGGGTTGAGAAAGATGCTGAGGGCGTGAGCCAAAGGGCGCTGCTTTGTGACTCAGACGGTTTGTGGTTGGCCAAAGATCGTTCCGGAAAACTTGACGCTTGGGAGCCCGCTGACTTTGGCGCAATTATTGAGAAAATTGGGGGCGGGAAATGAGTAAATCTAATGTATTAGCATTTCCATCAGAAACAAACTCTGGCATGACTCTGCGCGATTACTTTGCTGCTGCAGTGTTGCCTGCAGTTTACACAGTATATGTAAACGAACATAGCTTAAATTTTGATGAAATCGCAGAAGACACTTATCAATTAGCCGACGCAATGCTATTTGCGAGGATCAAAGAATGAGCCTCTACCAAGCATGGCTTAACGCCAAACAGACTGAAGAGACGGCGGTCAAAGTCCGTCGCGACCTCGAAGACCAAATGGTCAAGGAGTTTAATGTCGCCCCTACGATGGAAGGCACAAAGAACTTCCCTACACCTGATGGGTTCTTGGTCAAGATCGTTGGGCGCATGACCCGCAAGGTCAACGCTGAGCGCCTGCAGGAACTAGCCGCCGAGCACGGGCTTAGCGATCACTTGGCTAGTCTTTTCAAGTGGACGCCCACGATCGTAAGCGAGCAATGGGAGTCTGCCGACCCGAGCATTACCGAGCCCTTGCTCGATGCGATCACCACCACGGCTGGTCGTCCAACATTCAAAATCATTGTTAAGGAATAAACATCATGGCACAGTTACACACACCTTTCGTAGAATCAGATTTGCCCAAGTCAGAGCGCTCATATGAGCCGCTACCCGCGGGTTGGTACACCGCCACCATTGGTGGGGCTGAGGTCAAGTCCACCAAGGCGGGCACAGGCGAGTACATCGCTATTCGGTATGACATCACTGGACCGAGCCATCAAGGGCGGGTTGTCTTTGGCAACCTAAACATCAAAAACCCCAACCCAGCGGCCGAGGCGATCGCCTACCAGCAGATGGGCGAGTTGATGCGCGCAATCGGCTTAGCTCGTGTGGACGACACTGACCAGTTCGTGGGCGGGCAGTTGCAGGTGAAGTTGGATATCCGCAAGTCTGAACAGTACGGCGACAGCAATGATGTCAAGGCGTTTAAGTCACTCTCGGGTGGTGCGATGCCAATGGCGGCGGCGTCAGCTCCAAAGGCGGCGGCGAAGGCTGCGCCACCTTGGGTTAAGAAGTAATTAACCAAAAAGGAAAACCGCCTGTTTGCTGAGAACAGGCGGCTTTGTGACTGCAAATACTAGTGCGTTGAGGCACTGATATTATAACAAAAACGAGGAATTATGAAACTCCCCGAACTAAACCGCACGGTGGCCGCAATTGACGCCCACCATGAGTCAACTCAAGAGCCGCCCCGCCCTCACATGGGGTGTAGTACTTTGGGGCATCCATGCGACCGCTGGCTTTGGTTGTCATTCCACTGGGCGGTGATTGAGCCTTTCAAGGGTCGGATCCTGCGCCTGTTTCGCCGCGGGCAGAACGAAGAGGCAACCGTTGTGGCTGATCTGCAAGCGATCGGCATGGATGTACAAAAGACAGGTGCCAACCAGTCACGCGTTGACTTTGGTTGTCACGTTAGCGGGAGCGTGGACGGCGTGATCATGTCCGGGCTGCCTGATTCAACCAAGCCCCATGTGTTAGAGATCAAGACCCACGGGCTGAAGTCATTCACTGACCTTGAAAAGAACGGCGTTGAGAAGTCTAAGTTCACGCATTATATTCAGATGCAGCTCTACATGATGGGGCTTAAACTTGAGCGGGCGCTGTACTTTTCTATCTGCAAAGACGACGATCGTATCTACACCGAGCGGGTGCGGTTAGACAAGGCCGTGGCAACCAAGGCACTTGAGCGTGGTCACCGCTTGGTTAAAGACACCCGCTTGCCGCCCCCAATATCTACTGACCCGACTTGGTACGAGTGCCGGTTCTGCGCCGGGCATGATTTTTGTCATAAGAGCAAAGTCACCCAAGAGGTCAACTGTCGCACCTGCGCACACTCAACAGCCGAAGAAAACGGCACATGGCTCTGTGAGAAGTATGACCATACCCTGAGCATTGATGAGCAGCGCACTGGTTGTGTGAGTCATATCATCCATCCTGATCTTGTGCCGTGGAAGTATAGCCCGAGCGAGCATGGTGTGATCTGGCACACCCCACACGGTGACGTTGAGAACAGCGAGGCTACTTATAGCTCAAGCGAGATCGTGGCCAACGTGGCGGCTTGCGCAAGCAATGATAAATTTATAAATGAAACGCGCCAGACATTTGGTGCAAAGGTGATCGGATGAGATACGGATCAGTTTGCTCTGGTATTGAGGCGGCAACTTCCGCCTGGCACTCACTTGGCTGGACGCCGCAATGGTTCTCTGAGATTGAGCCGTTCCCATCAGCCGTGCTTGCACACCACTACCCCAACGTGCCGAATTTCGGCGACATGACTAAATTTAAAGAATGGAAACTTGATGACTCAACAGCTATCGATGTTCTCGTCGGAGGAACTCCCTGCCAATCCTTTAGCGTCGCAGGGCTCAGAAAAGGATTGGACGACCCTCGTGGCAACCTCATGCTTACCTATCTTGCCATTGCTCGGAAGTATCGGCCCAAGTGGCTGGTCTGGGAGAACGTGCCCGGCGTGCTATCCAGTTCCGGAGGAGAAGATTTTGCCTCACTACTTCGAGGGATGGGCGAATGCGGGTATGGGTTCGCCTACCGAGTTCTTGACGCTCAGTACTTCGGAGTGGCCCAGCGACGGCGTCGCGTGTTCGTTGTCGGATGTCTTGGAGACTGGCGCGCTGCCGCAGCGGTTCTTTTTGAGCGCCACAGCCTGTCAGGGCATCCTGCGCCGAGCAGAAAAGCGCGGCAAAGTCCTCCCGGATTCTTTGAAAGCAGCCTTGCTCAGTACCGTCAAGCAGATGTCGGAGGAACCCTTAAAGCCAGCGGAGGAGTGTTAAGCGGGGGGTCTGAGACTTTCATAAAGACACAATGGCCTGCCGAACTTGCCCCAACCCTGAACGCTAGGTATGGCGAGAAAATGGGTCTTGAGAACCAGCACATTGACGGCGGCGCGGGGATGTTTACTTTGCAGCCTATAGCACTCGCCGAGAACACAATTGGTCGTCAGCCTGAGAATGGCGGCAACGGTGACGGGTTTACTGTGGGCGGCCCCATGTACACATTGAACGCAACCGGGGTGCATGGGGTTGCACAGCCAGTTTATGGTCTGCACGGTCAAAGTGGTGTCGTGACAGAGTTTAAAGAGGTCTGTCATACCATTGCGGCGGCGTATGGCAATGGGGGCGGCAATATCCCTATAACGGTTCAGCCAATCCCATTCAAAGAAACAGCCGACTGTTTAACCTCAGCCTATGGCACAAAATGGAATGGCAATGCAAGCGCCGACAATGGCAGCTTGTTTGTGCAACATCCTGTTGCTTTCAACTTTGCCCCCGGCAAGGGTGAGCTGAAAGATGATATTCATATCACCACGGCAAATGTTTCAAAAACCATTGATGCATCAGGAAGCAACCCCGCCATGCATCAGGGCGGCACGGGCGTGGTTCAGTCTTTTGCTTTTGCCCAAAACACAAGAGATGAGGTGCGACTTATTAATGGCGATGGTCAAATTGTTGGTGCATTGGCGGCATCACCTGGAATGAAGCAGACGAGTTATGTTGCCGTTGCCTACGCCTTTGATAGTCTTTCATCTAACTCAATGAAATCAAGCAATCCAAATAGTGGTGTAAATCAAGTTGACGTCTCAAAGACCTTGGATACCTCTCGAGGGCTTGACCCGTCTTGTAATCAGGGCGGGATTGGTGTGGTGCAGTCAGTCTCTGCCTGTGACGTGGCTGATACTCTGACCGTTGGTGCGAACCAGACAACTGGTTTTATCGGTGATGTGGTAACACATCCAATTGTATTGATGGATCAAGGCGGCAGCGTGATGAACGTACTTGAAGATGGCACGGTTGGCACATTGCGCCGTGAAACGCATGGGCATGAGCCTGTTGTTATGGCATTCCCTTGGCAATCAGCCTTAGACCCAATTGGCAAGCCCTCGGATATTAGCGGCACGTTGATTAAGAATCAGACGATGGCGGTGGCTTACGCTTTTGAACCGGGCATTGCCAAGCGTGAGGGCGGTGAATCCCGCTTTGTGGAGGAAATGTCACCGACCTTGCGTAGCGGCATGGGGGATAACCAAGTGGCGGTTGCGTTCAACCATGTAAGTGCCACTCTTAAAGGCGGCTCTGGTGAACGTGGTTACCCTGATCCGTCAGATGGTAATGGGCATAGTTTGGTAGCGCAACAAATTGTCGCCCTAACCCTGACCGCAGCCAACAATCCAAGTCGTAGCCCTCAGTCATCAGAGGTTACCAATCAAGTCAATGCGGTGTATCAGTCATCAATGGCAGTCCGAAGACTCACGCCCGTGGAATGTGAACGCCTACAAGGCTTTCCCGATAATCACACAAACATACCTTGGCGCAAGAAACCTGAGTCACCAGATGGGCCTAGATATAAAGCACTCGGAAATAGTATGGCGGTACCCGTCATGCAATGGATTGGCAAACGCATCCAGATGGTGGAGGACTTATGAGCACCCTACGCCCCTACCAATCTCGCGCCCTGCA